CACCACCTTCAACATATTTGTTGTCACGGTTGATTGCTCAACACCTAAATAATTATAAATCCAATATTTAATGTCCTCTGATCCTGCATTTAAAAACCCTTGTTTGGCTGTTAAAATGCCGGCACCGGTGTATGTTCCTGCTTGTATTCCTGCAATGATTCGTTGATCACCATACGATGAATTGTTTACAATATACCACCGACCAAACGATTGAAAAATACGGCAATTGAATCCAAGTAATATTGAACGCAATGTCATTTTTGCATCGTTTATGATGTATTTATTATTGTAAAATCCAACCTTCCTGATGGTGATCTGATCAAATATGTTTTTCCATGCTGTATCTGTGGAAATCCTTAAATCATTGCTGATATAAATGTCATAATCCAACTGCAAATTGGCCAAACCATTCCACATAAATTTCCAAAGGGTTTGATTATCCACACCAACGGCCGGCATCCATGTATCATACCCATCTAATTGACCTAAATTGTCTGTGGCTGTGATTGACAATGAATACGGTGTTGAAACCAATGCCTGTGAATATAAATCATTGACAACCCAACCTGACCAAAATGTGGAATAATTACCGCCTGATGATTCATAATAAATCACCACTTTGTATTCACGTTCATCGTACAAATAAAAATCATCATAGGTGACATCATCTGTCACCAATAAATTCAACGTGCATAATGATCCAATCAATGGCTCATATAAATCCTCCTCTGCCTTCCACTCGATTTCAACCGGTTCTGATGTGCCAATCATTGGCAAAACGGCACCCGAATATCCATTTTTAAAGATTTCAACCTTTCGTTTGTTGCCTTTTATGTCGGCAAATTCCAAACGATATTTTACACCGTATGCCATATTTTTATCCTATTCTATTGCGTTGCTTTTCTGCACGTTGTAATGCCACCACTAAATCCTGCCCTCTTAACACAAATTCACCTGTCATTGCACCGCCTCCGCCATTGCCCTGATCCAACATTCCCTGCAATTTGCTCAATGGTGCAATCACTTCCGGATTCGATTTTGCGCCCGGATATTCACCCATTAAACCCATTGTTGGCCCCGAAACAATACCACCTGCGGCAAAAGCCGGAACACCACTAAATGCGGATGCAACCGCAGCCACACCCATTGCAATAAATGGTAATAATGCAAACAACGCACCCGGTCCTGCCGCATTTGCTGTTTTTGTACCTGCATCAATTGCGTTTCCTGTTGCTGATGCTTTTGATGCTGCAATCTGCCCCTTTGTAACAATTGCATTCTTTAAAGCCTCCGCAGCATACTGAACACCAAATTGTAATAATGTACCTAAAAACCCTTCTAATCCTGTTTGTGCCAATCCAAATGATTGCACAATTGATGAACCCAATTGATTAAATGCGCCACCAACCGCTGTTGCCATTGAATTGACTTGTTCCATATAAATGCCATATTGTTCTGCCTGAATATCCATTTGCGTTTTTTGCGCAATTGTTGATTCAGCCAATTTTTTATCCATTAATGCCATTGGTGATGGAATATCAATGGTGATCCCTCGTAATTTATTTATAGATGTAAAAAATTCACTTGCAGAAATATCGTAATTAAACCATTTTTTTAATAATTCAACATTTGCACGGCCATTTTCCCCCAAATTAGCCATCATTTTTTTCTGTATGATTTCACCTTCTTTTAAAGATGCTTCACCCATTCTTTTTTTGATTTCAAATAATGCCTTTTCTGTTTCTTCGCCTGCTTTTAATTTAGCTTTAAATGCTTTAAATTCTGCTGAATCACCACCGGTTGGTTGCCCACTTGCTTTTGGTGGGCCTGTAATTGCTTTTCCTGTGCTTGTTGCTGATTCGACTTTATTCAAATCAATTTTACCCATTTCAGCATATTTTTTAATTAATGCATCAATGTTATTAATTTCTGTGGTTGTTCGTTTAGCACGGTCAATCATTCCATTTGCCAATAAATTTCCATTTCCTGTTGCTACACCATACGCAGTTGCTAATGCACCCATAACAGATGATCCTGCATCGGCTTCACCTGTTTGCAATGCCAATTTTTTGGTTGTTAATTCCTGAATTTTAGCATTTGCCGCCATTGTTACTGCTTTTTGGCGCAAAGATGCAATGTATTGATCCATTGATTTTTTAGCACTATCTGTGCCAATTGTTTCCAATGTGATTCCATTTAAATATTCAGGAGATATTGCATTAATTGCCTTGATTGCTTTCTCTCTTTCTGATAATGAAATGACTTGATTTTGCGCCAATTTAACCAATCGTTGCAATTCGTTTTCCTCTCTTATTGTCGCATTTACTGATTCCTCTTTTAAATTATTGACCTCTTTTTGAACATCTGTTAATTGCTTAAAAACACCCATTTGTAATAAATATGCTCCTGTCAATCCTGCAACCAATGCAGTAATTGCAACAAATGGATTTGCCAAAATTGCTGCATACAAATATTTAACCGCTTTTGTTGCATTTGTAAATCCTGTGACCATATTTTGAGATAAAAACCCAACTGCAATTAAAACCGGGCCAATTGCCGCAGCTAATCCACCCAAAACCATAATTATTCCTTTGGTTGTTGTTGATGTTTGCGAAATAGAAACCATCAGGCTGTTCATTGCTTTAAATGCCGCAGTAACGTATGGCAATACTACCTGCCCAAATTGCGCACCAACTTGTTTCAATGATTCGCCAAACATACGCATTTGATTGGCTGCGCCACCCCCTGTTCGTGCAAAATCACCATGTGCATTTGCTGTGACTGATAAAACGTAATTATAACGCAGCATGACCTTTTCGGCCTGTGTCATTTCGTCGTATTGTTTTTTAATTCCTGATGTAAATGCATAGGCTTTCACATTGGCTTCGGTCATTACAATTCCCAATCGTTTCAATGATTCGGTTTCACCTGTAAAGATTCCGGCTAATGCTGTTTGTACCTGATCAATTCCAATGTTTTTAAATGATGCCAAATCACCTGCTAATCCAACCAATGATGTTGAAAGTTTTGCAGCCTCCGCAGTTCCAACACCCATACCGGTTGCCATATCGCCAAATAATGCGGCCATATCTAATGCCGTACCCTCTGCAATACCGAATGATGTTAATGCTGTTTTTGCGAATGCCTGAACCTCTACCGCTGAATTTTTGAATGAAACATCCACTTTATTCATCGATTCATTGAAATCAGATGCCAATTTTATTGCTGCGCCACCTGCCAATGCTAATGGTGCTGTCACAAACATTGACATTGATTTTCCAATTTCAGATGCTTTTTTACCAAAATTGGTTAATTGCTTATCTGCGTTTGCTAATGCATCACTTAATCCTGATGAATCGCCTGTGATATTTACTTTTAATTCATTTGCCATGATGTAAAGTTAAAAAAAAAGCCAACCCATTATTTGGTTTGGCTTTTTTCAATTTGATCTAAAAATGATTTAAATTGTTCCGGTGTTGATTTCGGTTTTCCTTTTTCTAAAAATACATCCTGTGGCAATGAAAACAATTTATCGGGTGTGATTAATTGTGAACGTTTTGTTGCTTGCGAATTTATAATTGTTGTGCTTGTAAATCTGTGCATTTCCCAATGCAAATTTACGTTAATACTCCACGATTCCCCCAACAACGCATTTTCTTTCCATGTATTGCGCCAAAACTGATCCGGTGTGATGCCTGCCTGACCGATATAAAAATCAAGCATTCGATCCCATGTTAGGGTTTGATCTGCTTTGGGTTTTTTGTGGATTTCTCAACGTTTCTACGTACACCTGCATTTAGGTCATTGCCTAAAATACGTGATTGCATTAATGTTTCAACAATCAGTGTCATTGAACTTTGATCAACTTCATCCATCCAATCACCAACCGAATAAATCGTATAATCTACCTGATTGCCATTTTCTTGATCGTATGCTAATAGGCCGGAATAAACCAACGCACGCATTGATGATAATGACAAACCGCCTCCAAAAACCTTATCGATCTCTGAAATGCTGAATCCTGATGCCTGTTCAAAGGCTGCCCAAAAATTCATTGAAAAATGCAGGGTGCGATTTTTACCGCCAATATTCAATTGACAATAGCCCCTCTTTTGATTGACTTCCATTTTGTGTTTGATTAGGTGTTTAAACTCTTAACCCCTGCACCATATTACCGATGCAGGGGATTTATATCTGAATCAGCAAATTATGCGTTTACTGATTTTACGATTGCGCCTGTCAATGTGATTGATCCGCTGAATGTCACCGCTGCTTCCATTTCTGCCGATTGCTCGATGGATGCAATGTATCCCTCCGCTGTGTAAATCGTGTCACCTGATGCAGATGTACCGAATACACACGTGATGATTGTACGATTCAAAACGAAATCGACCAATTCCTCTGCATTTGCCGCAGATGCGTAGTTTACTAAACCAT